TTCCTATTTTTGAAGTGTCAAACAAAACAAATAAAGATTATGAAATCATCAGAATTTCACAAAAGTATTAGAAAAAGAGGTAAAAAAAGGGGATGGAGGTGGACAGGAACAGCCGAAGGCAGTCACTATATCTACGAGGATAATAAAGGTGTCCGCTACCCGGTTCCTTATCACGGGGCTAAAGAGATCCCCGAAGGATTGAGAATAAAGATTAGCAAGGAAATGGAGTTAGAATAGCTCCTTTCCTCTGAAATAAACAAAATTGGAAGTTATGGGAAAGATAAAAGTAACAATAGAGAGAGGTAAAGATATGTTTGGAGCATGGGCAGAAAACGTGGAAGGGATCTACGGGGCTGGAGATACTGTTCAAGAAACGCAGCAAAATATACATGAAGCGATAGCCTTGTATAAAAAGTATAACACTGAAATACCAGATATTTTACAGGGTGATATTGAAATCGAATGGAGATTTGACGTTCGTAGTCTAGTGGGATATTAACTAATGCTGGGTTAGAGCGTCTCACGGGGATTAACAAGAAACAATTATGGAATTACGCCAACGGGATAAGTAAACCTCGCCCGGCACAAGTGAAAAGAATAGAAACTGCCCTTCATAGTTTAGGTAGGGAACTTATTGCTTTGTCTTTATAGTTTTGTTTGACAGCTTGTACTATTAGAAAAGCAATACCCCGGTAGTAAATCTGCCGGGGTGTTTTAATATAATAACATTCGTTTAATTAATCATTAGATAAATAGTTTTTTAAGCTATTTATAATCTTGTCAGAATGTTCATATAAATCTTCTGGGTTATTTATACTGTATTTGATGCCTTTTTTATTTTCGTCAAATACCTCTAAGTATTTTTTGCTTCGATTGAAATGTAATCTACATATAGGCTTTCTATTGTTATCATCTAGTAAAATGCCGAAGTAAGATACTGTATCTCTTGAAATAATTCTGTTTAGATCTACAAATCCGTGTAAAATTGACTTTACAATATAGAATCCTTGTACTTCTTCTTCTGTTGTTATTATTAGATTTTCTGGTGTATTTTCATCATTCTTGTCAGATGACTGTTGTTTTATCTCTTCGTCTTCGGATTTTATAACAGACTTTAATTTTACATTTATATAATCACTATTATACAACTGGAATGCTCGCTTTACAATATCTCTGAATTGATCTACGATCTGTTTGGTCAATATTGATGGATATACTTGTTTTGCAAAGAATTTAACAAATTCATCTGAAGGTTCGTTTATCTCTTTAGTTATAATATTCTTTATCTCTGTGGTGTATTTTAATTCACTAGCGGTATTTAATATACTTTCAACATTAAAATAACTCTTGTGGAATTCTTTTAATTTTTCAATTAAATTATCTCTTAGGTCTTCTAAATTGATTTCAAAGAATGGCTTTTCATCCATTTTGTTGGGTTCAACCAAATCAGTGTAAAAACGATAGACAATGCCATTGGTTAATATTCCAAATTTAGCTTTTGATACATGATAATACCTGAGAAGTTGTCCACTATGTAGATTTAAATCTTGATTCCAATGTTTACATTCTATAAGAATAATGGGATTTCCATCTTTACAAATTGTATAATCTATTTTTTCTCCTTTTTTAGTTCCTACATCACATATACATTCAGGAATAACTTCTGTTGGGTCAAATATATCATATCCCAACGATTGGATAAATGGAAGAATAAAAGCGGTTTTAGTAGCTTCTTCCGTGTTGATATTATTCTTTAATTTCGTAACACGATCGCTTAGAATTTTAATTTGATCCTTGAAGTCCATGCTATGGTATTTAGTAATTAATGAAATATTATAATGTAACAGGTTTTATCGGCTATTGATTGTTCAGATGGTTAATTTTATCATCTAAATTTACTCTTGACATACCGGGATAAGGCTTATTGTCAGCATTAAGGAATGATGTATCTTTCAATACATCCATGCAATATTTTGCTTTAAGATAGTATTCTTTAGCTTTTACTTTGTTCCCTACATATTCTTCCATGTCTCCCATTTCAATGTATTTTTTGGTATTCATGGTTAAACTATTTTTTATTTTTGCAATATTTCCAGCCATGATAAAGAAAACAATCAAAATAATGATTTGTAATATTGCCATGATTAAAATAAAAACTTCGATGTTATTTTCCATGATTTAAGTATTTTATATTTAGATGTTAGCTTATAATTTTATGTTTGTGTCTATAATACATAATTAAATTTATATCATGACAAGAAGAAAAACGCACGCACATTAAAATTAATCCTCTTTATTTTTTAGAGAATCCTCATACATTTGTTTGATGAAATCGCTACCTTTTTCAAAGATGTCTAATTGCCTATTGCTTAATTCTGTTTGTTTTAAAACAACTTGTGTAAGCATTTGTGTTACATTTTCTAAAGTCTTTGCCAAAGTTTGGATGTTTTCTTCTTGTGTTTCCATTAGCCTACTTTTCTTGTTAGTTTAATAACATCTCTCTGGATAGAATCACTTTTCGTGTTTAGAGTGGCCAAGCTTTTTATCACATCTTGTAACATGTCTAGCTGCTTGTTAATAATTTGGTTTTGCCCTTCCATTTGTTGGTTCATGCCTTGCATTACGGCAGAAATGATTGCGGGGATGTTTTCCATAATAGCTTTTTTTATTTCATTTTTAATTATGATGTCAACGCTATTACGATCCTCTGCAAACGTTTGTTTCAATAAATTTGTAGAATCTTCTAAAATATTATCTCGAAGCATTTTCCCTTCTCCTGTTATGAGCCAATCTATACTTAGTTCTGGATATGTTCTTTTTATTTTAGCTAATATTTCAGAACCTATAGATCCTTTTAATTTACTAATATAAGCCACTGAAACTCCAATACTATTCTCAAAAGCATTTTGACCAATACCTAAGTGTTTCAAATATTCTAATAATCTTTCTTTTGTGTTCATGTTTTTATGGGGTTTATTCTATATATTTGTACTATTAATTAAAATCTATTATTATGCAAGACGAAATCTTATCTAAAGTAGAAATCATACATTCAAAATCAAATGACGTTTTTAGTCGTGAAATCATATTTGACGGGAAAACTATATATAAAGATTTCTTCACGCATAAATTATTCCCTGATTCAAACGATTTTATAGAGCATTTTATCCTCACTTTACTTGGGGAAAAGAGAAAGAACACTTGTGATCGCAGATGCGATTTTTGCAATTTTTTCAACTTTATCAACAAGAGAAGGAGATAATTGATCTTTTAGTGAATCTAGCTCATAGCCTAATTTTTCTATATTTGTTTTTAAGATTTCCTCTTGAACAACAAAACCTCCACGATTATACAAATCAAACAAGTCTGCAGTTGGTTCTACAAATATGGTATTATCAGACAAATAAGTCACATTACATAATAAGTATTTCTGTTCCATCTGCTTTATAATTGCCATAAACTCCCATCCTTGAATATCATGATTAGGAAATATATCCTCATGCTTTAATTCTATGAAATCAGTATTTGCAGCGATTATTGCATCTACTATTAAATCTTTATGTATCGGTTTAATCATATTATCAGCATATTGTATTTAAAATGATTCCAAATTATAGTATACACCATAAATTATGGTATATACTCTTTGTTTTATGGTGTATATACCATATATTTGCATCGTAATCGAGGTTGATACACTTCGAAAACGAATTTTAAAAGTTAAACACAAATATATAAAAATAAAACACCATGCCAATAAATAGACTAAGAATTGTTTACGAGAGAGGCGTTGTACCGAAATTAATGAAAGAGTTCGGTGTGTCAGATAACACTGTTAGACACGCCTTGAGATTTGCCACCACTGGCGAACAGGCTGATGCTATTCGTGCATTCGCATTGAAATACCTTAATTGTCACGTGGTAAAAGAAGTTATTGTTAAACTAGACAAATAATCCTGTTATGGCTC